GCCTGCTCTACCATGGGCTGACCGGACTGGTACTTGGCCATGAGGTCCGTGAACCGAGGAACACCGGCCTCCGGGTTGCCCAGCATCAGATCCCTAGTCACCAAGGCCTTCAGCTCGCGTGGGTCTTCAACGCCCCCATGGAACCGTAGCAACTTGGCCACGTTCACTTCTGAGATGACGAGCAACTCGGCCTCGGCGTTCACCCGAGCGTCGTAGTTGTCAGGCCGCTGCACATAGGTGGTCTGCATTGTAGCGTCATCCCTGACCTCTTCTCGATCAGGGTAGCGCGACAGAAGAGACCCCTTGATGTTCTGGATGTACGCGGAGTCTGCGCTGAGGAGGATCCTCGGGTTCTGGGTGTAGCTGGTGGCCAGGAGGTCCTGCACATCCTTTCGAGCCCGGTACTTGGCTTGCAGATCGCCCGGCAGGGTGAGTCGCAGCGCTTCTTTCTTGGCGGGGTCAGGCTCGGCCTGGATCATGTTGAGGAACTCATCGCGCATCTCCAGCTGCACCAGAGCCAGCTTGCCCTGAGCACCTCCAGGGAGCAGCTTCATCTCGTCGGTAGTGACCAAGAGGTCCATGACGGCTTGCGCCTGCTCGCGTGCCTGGGGGTTGCGGTAGCCCTTCTCCTCGCTCGAAGTGAACTCATTCCACAAGCCGTCCCAGCTCCCTCCGGGCTTGGTGCCCCCAAGGAGCTCTTGGTTCTTTTGGTCCAACAAGGCCGCACGCAATTCTTCCGTGGCACCCTCGGTCTTGATGCGGAGGCTGAGCGTGGCGAGCATCTGGGTGCCCTCCTCGCTCAAGGGGGCAGCAGGACCGTTGAGGCCACGGGTGAAGTTCTCAGCGACCTCAAGGACCAACGATTCCAAGTTATCCGGAGAGAGCCCGTTCTCCTCGAGGGCGCCAGCGAAGAGCGCCTGGTTCTCAGGTTGGTTGAGAATGGCGAGGGCGTCCTCGGTGGTCGTGGCACCACCTTCGACGAGCACCTGGCGCATCTTGCCGGGCATCCGCCAGCGGACCTCGCCCAAGGAGGCCTCGGTCTTATCGCGGCCCAGCTGTCGCTCCTTCAGGGCCACACGGTCCTCGATGTCCCCAAGGGCGTTCTGCCAGAAGGGGTCATCTCCTAGCTTCTTGCCAGGAGTGAAGACTTCCTGATCCTGCACCCAGGCAAGGAAGTCCACAGCCTCCAGTCCATCGTCCGAGTCCCGCTGAACTTCCTCAGCGATCATCTCGATGGCCTTGGAGACCAGCGTGTTGGTGTCCTCGCCACCCTTCTCCTTGTAGGGGCCGACGATGTTCTGGAGGCGGCTGAGGAGCAGCTGCTGCGCCTCGCTGTCCTGAAGCGAGCCTTGGTCTTCCCTCAAGGTGCTTGAGGTGTAGCCCGTCCGCAGCGACTCGTACAACTCCGTGGTGACCTGACGCTTCGTCTCGTTCGCTCGGGAGGCCTGCTGCTTGGCACCCGTGATCTGCATGAACTGGGTCTCAATGGGAACCCAGGCATCCAGCACACCCTCGCGGAACGCTGTGCCCTTGTTCGAGTCGATGCCCTCGAAGAGTGCCTCGCGCACCTCTTGCATCAGAGCTTGCCGGTCAGCCTCTGGATCAGCGAACTCATCCATCCTGCTGTAGATGTAGTCCTGTGCCGTCACCTGACGCCCATCGGCACCAGGGAACCGCTTGTCCTCGAGGACGTTCCTGCGGCCAGCGTAGGCCTGGAACTGGAGCACGAAGTCGGGGCGGCTCGCGTAGTTGAGCTCGTAGTCCCCGAAGGCTCCCTTGTTGGCCTCGAACCAAGCCTGGGTCTCATCGGGCGTCATGGAGGGAAGGTCCCTCAAGGCGCTCGCGTCCCCCTTGTACTGCGACACGGCCATCTCGGCCTCAGAAGGCATCTTCTTGCGCTTCTGCTTCTCCATCTCTTGGAGGAAGCCCGTCATGGACGGGGATAGCGCAGAGAGCCCCTTGGCCACCTCGAGCCAAGCGTTGGTCACGGCCTCTTCAGGCGGCACAAGGTTCGGCTGGTAGAAGGTGTCCACCGGTGCCGCGGTGGGCCGAAGGCCCTGTTGCGGCAGGGCGAAGTTGATCTGCGGTCTAGCCATCAGGCCTGACTCCAGAAGGCTGCGGAGTTGAAGGCCGAAGCGCCTAGCTGACCCAGGGCAGCCATGGCCGAAGGCCCAGCAACAGGACCACCGATGGCTCCGTTGACTCGGTTGATCTGTTGGGCTCTCACGCCTTCCATGGACATCCTGATCTGATCTTCCTCCCACTTCAGGTTGGTCTGCCGCTGCGCCACCCAGTCCTCGTACTGGGTAGCCCACTCACCTGCGCTCTCGGTGGCCACGCCACCCATCACTCCACCAGCGGCTGCTGCCACCCGGCTGGCCGCTGTGGCCTTCAGGGTGCGCTGTAGGGCCCCTTGGACATCTTGGGCCGCTGACTCCCTGGCTTGCGATTGGCGCTTCAGGAGGCCCTCGTACTGCGTCCTGGCGGCATCTGCTGCAATGGCCTGAGTCTGCTGAAGACGCTCGCTTTGGAACTTGGCCTGAGCACTAGCTTGCTGCTGCTGGCCGATGAACTGAGCTCCGATAGTCAAGGCGCTCATCGCGAACGAGAGGTTCGCCATGGCTGCCGCAGCTCCTGAAAGCTGAACCCCGGCTCCGGCTGCTACTGCTGCGGGTAGGCACATCTAGGAGATCCTCGCAAACTCGATGAAGGGCGGCTCACGCCGCACGAAACGGAACCCAAGGAACTTGAGCCACTTGTGGTGCAACTCGTTGTCCTCATGGACGACATTGGAGAGCAGCTCGTAGCCCTCCGCGATTCGCTCCAGCCAGCCACGGCTCTGCCGCAGGAACTGGGTGCGAATCTCTGTGATCTCATCTGTGCCCAAGAGCCAGACGTTGCCGAAGGTGGGGGCACCAAAGACCCGCGTGACACCGAAGAGCGCAATGCAGCGACCTCGGTGCTCAATGGCATAGCAGGGCCTTGAGTCCATGATGCCCACTCGAAGCACTTCGGTTGCATCGACCCCGTGGGCCTCGAGCTCCACCATGTCCGCGTGGCGCAGACGGCCCTCGAGATCCTCAAGGTCCGACTCGACGGCCAGGCGTACCGATGCCATCAGAAGCGGCGGTTGAAGCCCACTCGGCTGTGGTAGAAGGCCTCCCACTCCGCAGCAATGAAGCGCGAGGGTAGAGGTGAAGGGTTCTCCAGCTCAATGGTCACGCGATCATGGCTCGCCATGACGGGGAACTGATACTCACCTGTGTAGACACCAATGCTTCCCAGCAGGCTCTCAGGCTCCCCAAGGAGGTAGCCGTTCCAGATGTAGCTCTGGGCGGGCTGGCCCTTGATCGTGACCCGCACAAGGAAGTGCGAGGTGTCCGCGTAGCTGATGCGCCCGTAGCGCACCCTGTGGCTGGTGTTGCCCATTGGAGCAACGCGCCCCTCGCGCTGGAGGTGCAGGGTGCTGAACTCGTAGCGCATGGTGTACGCCTCCCCGATGTACACCGGTGTGCTGGTGTGGTCACCGCTGACGGTCACCGTGTCCGTACCCGTGCTGGTCACGGGGTAGTTCAGCCCCGCATTGGTGCTAGCGGTGGCTCGGCCCACCACCTGCATCGTTGCGCCAGTACCCAGGTCGTAGGGCAGCGTGAACGTGGTGGAGTTGGTGCCAGCGTCGTAGCTCGAGGTGACCCCGGAGCTCCCATCGGTGATCCGCCGGTCCAAGTGGATGCGGAACTGCGCGTAGGGGTCCGCCAAGAACGGCTCAAAGTCCATCCGCTCCAGGCTCGTCTGGGTGCCCCGGCGGACCACCAAGTGCAGGTACTGCTCGATCCATGTGATCGAGAGGATCTCGGCATTGGTGCCACCAAGGGTGAACTTGGACCAAGCGGACTGCACCCGCTCCTGCCCGTTCACTTGCCACTTGTAGACGTACAGCGTGGCATCGTCTCCAGCCCGCAGCACAAGGCAATCCTCAGTGGGGGAGGCTGCCATCTCCACAGCGGCCCCAGTGATGTAGGTGGGCACCTGGCCCGTCACATCCACTGCCCCGTACTCAGGGCGGTTGGTGCTCGCGTCGTAGAGCTCGCGCACCGTGGCGCTCGAGCCCCGAGTCCCAGCGAAGAAGATGCTCTGCCTCGCGGCCTTCGGCTGTGCACCCACTGTGCTCTCGTACTCGGACGCTACGTCCACCGAGACGTTCGAGGGGGTCACGGTGCCATCTACGCCCCCGCTGAGTACGAACTGCGTGGACTCGGAGAAGAGGACGAGGTTGCCCCGCAAGGCCACCGCCGAGTTCAAGAGGTTCACCCGTGTGCCTGCGGCCACGACGGACATCCGTGCTGAATCGAGGAGCGTGGTGACCGTGGTCCGAAAGAAATTGAAGTATTGCCCGGACTCCGAGAGGACTACGGTTTCCCCACTGAGGAGCACCAGGCGATCCTTGTAGAAGCTGATGCCCCGGATGAGCTCCCCATCCGTGCCGGAGCTTGTTTGGAGGAACGCCGGTCTCGGGTTGGTGTCTTCATTCCCAGCAGCTCGCTCTCCCCACTGGGGAGCGGTGTAGGCCACTGTGCCACCGATGGCACCTCCGAGGGTGGCCCCGTTCAGCGGCGTCCACACAAAGTCCCCGTTGCTGAGGCGCACCAGAAGGTGCGGCATGGTGTCCGCATCAGGCTTGTACTCGATGCCGCCTGCGACCGACTCCTCCCAGACGCCATCACCGAAGGAGCTCGCGCCCCCCTCGTTGGTCTCAAACTTGACGTAGTACGCACCAGCCCCAGCACCCCCTTGGTCAGGCACCCCGTCGATCAGGATGGTGAAGCCTTCTGGGGCCACGGTCGGGAGCACGCTGAAGGACTGCACTGAGCCCTTGATTGCCTCGAGGACAGAAGAGCCCACAGAGTCATCGGTGGACATATCGAACGCGCTGCCATCACTCTTGGCCACCCAGATCGTGGACCCCTCACGGCTGATGTCCCAGCCTGTGGCTAGTGGTGAGCCAGAGGTGCCAACGGTGACACCGTAAAGCGGGGTGGCACCAGACCCAGAGGTCAGGTGGTCGCGGATCAGCTCTGCGATGTAGTCCGTCTGGATGCCCTGGATGTGAGATGCCACGGACCCATCACCTGTTTCCACGGTGACCACCCGGCCAGCTACGTCCGCGATGTACTTGGTTCCGTAGTTACCCTGCTTGACGAAGATGAGCCCTTCTTCGCCTCGGTCAGCAGTGGTGGTAGAAGCCATCTTGGGCTGCACCGACTTGTTGAGCACGATGGTGGCATCGGCAATCGTCAGGAACTCGAGGTCCCCTTCGGGGTCCGATGTCTCTAGGTAGTCAAAGTCCCCAGAGGCCCCAACGGCTGCGGGATCTCCCCCCATGTCGTACACGGACTGAGAGCTGCCGTCCGCCAGGTCGTAGACCCGCAGCACCTTGCTCTCAACAGCCACCACATAACGCTCAGCCGCGTCACGGTTGATGGTGTGGTACGCAGCGGTGCCCGTTGGGGCAGAGGCCAGAGTGCCCAGGTGCTCCGTAGGGGGCCTCTTGCGGAGCCCCTCGACCACGGTGCCCAAGGCGTTCTCTTGTGCCTCACACTGCGAGGGGAATCGCTTGATGGCGGGCTGCTGGCTCACACCCCCGACAAGTGCGTCAGTGGTGTGGGTGATCAGCGTCATCAGCTGCTCAGGCGACGAGTCACAGAGGGGCGGGCCACGACACGGTACACATCGTAGTTCCCGGTCAGCATGTTGTGGTCAGCGGTGTCCCCCTCGGCGTCCTTGAGGTCCGAGAGGGCCATGTACTCATCCTGCACGTTGTAGGTGTGCTGGGGGCCGTAGCCGATGATGCGGTCAGCGAAGACTCGCGTGGCGCGAATCATGATGTAGCGCCGTGCCACCTCGGGCAGCAGTGACCAGTCGAGGTTGTAGGTGACATCCACCGTGACATCTTGGTCGAAGGCGTAGGTATGCCCTGCTCGGTCATACAGCAGCGTGCCTCGCTGGACGATATCTCGGTTGCCGTTGTAGCCCGCGGATCCGTCAATCCTCAGCACGTTCTCTGCCAAGGCGACCTCGCCAGCCACGGGGGTCATGGTGACCTTGGTTTCGTAGTTGAAGGCCCATCCCCTGGAGAGCACCTCGCGGCGCGTCTCAGTCAGGATGTTCTTCGCAATGGAGACTTCCGCACCTCCACTCAGGCTGCTCACAGGTGAGGAACCGATAGCCGAGAGCATCACATTGACTGCCTCGAGCTCGGTGGTGTAGTTGCTCATGGTCTCCTTGTAGGGGGGAAAGGCTGAGGACTCCGAAGAGCCCCCAGCCACACAGCATCACTCACGGGGTGCTAGGTCACCCCATGGACGACTACGCAGTCTTGATCAGGCCACAGGCCTCGGGACGCAGGTAGTGGTGTCCACACGCCAGCTTGGCGACCATCAGCGTGGACATGCGCTCGAGCAGGTACTCGGACTGCACGGAGAGGTCCGCCATCTTGACGCAGCCGACACCGGAGCGGTGGAAGGCCAGAGCCACCACGTTCGACCAGTCACCGTTGTAGCCCACGCCACTGGCGCCGAAGACATCGTTCTGAGCACCACCGTCAGCAGTCGATGACAGGTCGGTGCTCCCCATGTTGTTGGTCTTCACGATCTGCATGCCAGCGACACGCAGGACCGTACCCGACGCGAGGTCACCGTTGTCCCCCGCGATGTCGCGGTGGATCAGGTTCGAGTCGTGGGCCTGGAGGAGGTAGTACAGGCTCGGGCTGACCGCGAAGTAGCGATCCTCGCTCGGCACATCGTTCTCATCGAAGGCCTGGGCGAGATCCTGAGCCGAGCCAATGAGCGAAGACACGTTCGAATCAGCGTCGGCATCCGTGATCTGAGTGCCCGCAGCGGTGACACCCGAGATGTTGGCAGAGGCCGTAGCACCTGCGTAGACCGTGGCGAGGATGTGCTGGTCCACTTCCTTGGCGAGGGCACGGCCAATGGCCGAGCTGTACTCGCTGCGGTAGTCCCAGTGCACCTTCATCGCATCGAGGTCATCGACCAGCACGCTCGAGGTGAGCATGTCGTCAATGAAGATCTCACGCTCGGTGACCTTGATCTGGCTCAGGTACGCGGCGCTCGCGGCGTCGGCGTCCGTGATCAGACTCTCACCAGGGGTGTGCCACTTGGCAGCAGCGGTGCCGATCACCGGGAAGGTGGCCGACTTACCCGAGGAGATCGTGCGGCTCATGACGAGCGGCATGAACTTGTTGGCCTCTTGGAAGGTGGCCAGGGTCTCGCCCGCGAAGAGCTTGAGGAAGTTGGCGTTGGTGGAGCCAGTAGCCAGGTCCTGGCCCAGCCGGGAAATGTCAGTGACAGCCATCGGAGTTCTCCTTGTGGAGGGGTGTTGAGTAGGAATGGGCCAAAGGGCCCGACATTCCCTGACAACAGCTCCGTCGCCTGGAGCAGCGGGTTATCCGCCTAAGCGGGCCCGGACAGACATCGACTTGCGATGTCAGGTGTTCGTGGTGAGCTACTGCCAGCTGGCAATCAGCTCGACGGTGTAGGTCTCAGATTGGGAGACTTGCACGCTCGGGGAGGGACTCTCGATGCTCCACAGAGGAGTCACTTCCAACGAGAAGGGGCCTCCGTTTGATGACCACACAGCGGCACCTCCAACGGCAAAACCGGAGACGGCCATGGTGTCCATCCCGTAGGCACCCGAGGGGAACGTGGCGTCCATGTCGAACCAGCGGGCACCAGAGAGTGCGAAGCTCCCCGTGGTGGGCAGCGAGGCACCAGCCTCATAGGGGCGAATGAGCCCGAAGCATGAAGCACTAGCGGCGGCTGAGGGGCCAGGAGTCCAAGGGGCCATGGTGGACCATGTGACACGGTTGCCGCTCAGGCTGCCTCCGCTGGCCGTGACGAGCACCGAAGCCCCAGCGGGGGCCAGGAGCTTCGGTGTCCGCAAAGTGCCCGTGACACCCTCCAGGCGCAAGATGTATCGGGAGGGGGAGGACCCAATACGCTGCCATTTGGAGGGCGGCACGGTGCTCGAGGGCGCGGCCCAGATGATGGTGGCCAGCAGGCTCGCAGCCACCAGGGTGGCCTTCACGAAGGCTCACCTCGCATGCGTCTCGCCCTGTCACGCTTGTCGTTGACCCGCTTCTCCGCAAGGCGTGAACTGCCAGCCACAGCGGCCCCGAGGCCAGCAACGTAGGTCAGCAGCGACACAGGGTCCGTGGGGATGTGGCTAGCCGCCTTGGCGATGGCTTGCGTTCGCTCCTCCACTTGAGCGATGGTCTCCTCGAGCTCCTGCTTGAGGTCCTTCTGTGCGTCATCGATCTGATCCTCTGCCTGCTTCTCCGTGATCGCCTCGGCCTCGAGCTCCTCGAGCGTCTTGCCCACCTCGATCCGGTAGCTGGCCTGCGCCTCCTCAATTCGGCGGATGTCCGAGCTGGTGACGCACCCCGTCAGAAGGAGCGCGGCAATCAGGGCAAGCAAGGCAGAGAGAATCTTCAGCATGGTCACATGATGTTGGAGCTTTCGAGTCGCTTGGCGACCTGTGCTCGGAAGGCCGGGTCGTTCTTGTAGGCAGGGTTCTTCATGTCAACCATGACCTGCGCCACGCTCTGGTAGGGCGCGTTGCCACCAGAGCCAGTCGGCTCCGTGGGCAGCAGGGTGGCCTCGCGGTCACCTCCGTTGGACTGGTAGAACATGGCCATGAGGCCGCGCACCGCAACGCCAGCGGCTGCCAAGTCACCTGCCTCCACCTGATCGTTGTAAGCGCGGATCTCCTCGACGCTCATCGTCTGAGCTGCCCAGGCCAGAGCCTGCGAGTACGCTTCCTGGCCACCGGCCTGCTCGTAGATCGTGCCGAGCTCAGCAGCCTGGACGGCTTGCTGGCCTTCCATGAAAGCCGTGACCAGCTCCCTGCTGAGCCCCATGCCCTCGAGCTGCGTGAAGGCGTCGTCCGAGAGCTCGCCAGTGGAGTAGTACTCCTCCGCGAACGGCTCAAGCGCAGCCGTGGTGACGCCCGCGGCCTCGGCCACCTCGGCCACCTCAGTGGCTTCGGGGGCGTCTTGGGCACCCATGCGAGACTGGAGCTCGCGGTAGGCCTTCGCCATGTCCTCGGGGCTGGCGAACTTCTCGTCCAGCCACTCGGGCCGCTCGGGCTCCTGGGGCAGCTTGGGCTCAGGGGTGCCCTCGTCAGGCAGTTGAGACTCCATGCCAACGGACACACCGTGCTCGCTCTCCGAGGTCACGGTGTAGTCAGGGGCGTCGGGGGCAGAGGCGGCTTCAGAGGTGAAGCTGACGGAATGGGTTTCTCCCATGAGGTTATTCCTGTGGTTGCTGTGATGCTTGGTCAGCAGTGATCTTCATGACATCAGGCCCGAACTGCTGAATCATCTGGGCCTGCATGGCGGCTTGCCGCTCCTGTTGGATCTCCTCTTCCGACTTGATGAGACCATCGGTCACAAGACCTAGTGCCGTGGCTCGTCGGGACAGGTAGTCCCCAATGTTCATGTACTGCGCGAGGAGCTGCGGGCCAACCTGCTGCATCGCGCCGGCGATGAACTGGTCAAGGCGCATGAGGTCAGCTCCGCGCCCCAGAGCCTCCAGCCCCGTGACGATGCTCGGGTGGACGATGTCCTTGGGCAGCTGCGGAAGCCTTGCCTCTTTGGTCATGCGCTGAATGACCAATTGGACAAGAGGCAGTTGGAAGCTTGCACTCAAGGACGCATAGGCACCACTGAGCACGCTCTCGAGCTCCTCAGCCAGGATGCGCCACTCGGTTGCGGTGACGCGCTCTCCCTTGCGCTGGAGCTGGGTGTTCATCAGGAAGGCCAGCCCGAGACGCTCACGGATCTGAGCAGCCGTCTCGAACGTGATCCGCATGTCGGCAGCCTTGGAGCCCATGGTCACCATGGACACATCGCTGTCGCGGCCCTCACGGATGGCTCCGTTGGGCGAATCAGCCAGCACCCGTGCGCGAGTGGGTGACGCAGGGTCTACCAGCCACAGGCACTTCGAAGCCATGGCGCTCGCTTCCACCAGGGCTTGGCTGAGGCCCTCCAGGGACTTCAGGTCACCGAGGTACTGGGTGGCATAGCCATAGGCATAGGACTCACCGGAGACTTCCTCGAGGCGCAACGCCAGGTAGGGGAGGGTCCCCTCCTTGTACTCTCCACGGGTGCTCTCGACCACGGTGCCGAGCACCTCTTGGTGCACGCTGAACTTGGTGGAGTCCAGCCGGTAGATGCAGGTGTAGACATCCACCGGCTCCTCGGGGCCACGGTTCGGCGGGATCGCGTCGTGGAGCTCCTCGGGGAGCGAGGCGGGGGCAATCTGCTCCTTGATGATGAGCTTCTGCAAGGAGCCCATCGGGTCTCGCTTGACCACATAGCGGTCGAGCTTGAAGACTTGCATCCCACCCTTGGGCGGCATGTAGATCAGGGCGTTGCCCGCGATCACCAGCTGCTTGATCGCTTCGTGCAGCTGCGGCCTGTAGCCCTTGGACTCGACCTCAGCCATCACAGCCTGCTCAATCTTGTTGAGCGTGGTCTCCACCTCGGTGCGGATGGCCGGGTCACCCGTCACTTCCTCGAGCTTGTACGGATCCACCGTCAACTTGAAGAAGGGCGTGTTCGGCGGGTACAGCGCCATCAAGAGCTTGCTGCTCAAGCTGGCCACAGCCTGGGCACCTACGCTCTGGTAGGGCGTCGGGAGCTTGGTGGTCCCGGTGTACCCGTCTTCGGGCAGAAGGTGGGGGATCGTCAGGGCCGACACATCACGCGCCCGCGAGAGGTAGCCCTCGCGCTCGGCTGCGTGGCGTTCGTAGTAGGACGCTGCCGATCCTTCCGTGTGCATCAGACGTTGAGCGGGATACGGAGTTTGGACATCAGGGACTCCGAAGAACCACCGAAGCCAGGCATGCGGGCTTTCAGAGCATCAGAAGGCTGGAGCTGCTTGGCCGTGGGCTGCGGCGCAGGAGGCGCAGCGGCGGGCGGCGGCGGGACCGTGGGTGTCTTGATGCTCGGCATGCACATGGCTAGAGGCTCTCTTTTCGCTGTTGCTCGTACTCGGCCAGGAGCATCTCTACGACGGCACGCTGACCACATCGGAACCAGATCTCCCTGTCGGGCATGTCCAACCTTGGGCACTCGCTCGGGAACAACTCTTCGAGGCGTTCAAGTAGCGGTTTTGCAACGGCAGGGAATCTGGAATCCGCAAGGGAAGAGTCAGACGGCATCCTTGCCCTCCTTCTGGATGTACGCAGCTAGGAGCACGCAGTAGTTGATCGTGTCCAGCAGGGCATCCATGGCGCCTTCGTTAGGCACATTCAGCTTCCCATCGTTCACATAGGTGACCAGCCGGTTCAGCTTGTCGCCCATCCGCATCAGGATCCCGGACTCGGTCGTGGCGATCCCCAAGGCCTCGGTGCTCTCGAAGTTCCTCCACGGTGTCTCGCCGGCAGCCCCGCCATAGTCGTGGTTCTTAACCTTGCAGATGCAGTAAGCCCTGTAGCAGAACGCCAGGTGGAACTGGAGCAGTCGGTCGGTCGCGGTCGTCGGCGGGTCTACTTGTGCTTCTTCGGATCCCATAGGGTGATCTCCTGGGTCTTCTGGTCAAACAGGCGGGTGTTCAGGATCTTGACCAGGCGGGCCTGTAGCAGAGCCTCGGTCTCATTCAGTCCTCGGTTCTGGTAGGCATCGACCACCTCTGACCAAGTGCCCTTCTGGAGCACAGCGGCTGCACCTTTCGGCCCACAGCCAGGGAGCCCTGGGATCCCGTCTGTGCTGTCTCCAGTCAGCGTCATCTCCAAGTGGCGCATGCGGGCGTAGGGGTGGGTGATCCGCTGCACGCCGAGCTCGGGCTTCATCGGCTTGTAGAGCGCACAGGCGATGGTCTCCAAGTCTTTGTCATCAGACACCAGGATCTTGGGGGCGGGTACGCTGTGGCTCGTAGCCAGCACACCGAGCACATCGTCTGCCTCCAGGCCAGGCCACTCGTAGGACTCCCACTGGGTCTGAGCCCAGGCCCTCAGCGGGCCGAATACGACGGGCTTGCGGCCCTTCTTGCGGTTGGCCTTGTAGGCCGGGTAGATCGCGTGCCGGAACGTCCGCTTGCTCGAGAGGCAGAGGATCGTGCGGACGCTGCCGAGCTGCTCCTCGAGGCCCTCGATGGCAGAGCGCAGCGTCTCTTTCGCCTCCTTGAGGTCAGCGTGCAGCGACCAGATCTCAGCCTCCTCGTCCCAGCAGATCTCCTCCTCGCACTTCACCGCTGCCTTGTGCAGCAGGATGTCCGCGTCGATCAGCAGGGTGTTCCGTTTCTTGCGGCGCCTAGTTGCCATAGTCCAGTCGTTTCATCTGTGTGAGCTGTGCAATCATTCCGTCTCGTTCGTGGCCAGGAGGAGTCTTGCGGATCTCGAAGATCAGCAGGGCCTGCACCCGCTTCTCCTGAAGGTGGTCGATGAGGTCTTCCAGTACACGGGTGGCAGCGTCCCCATAGATGCGCCAGCGGAAGTAGTTCCTGTGCGCTGTGGACCTAGCGTCACACTCGGTGAAGGTGCCGCCATACAGCGACTCGAAGAGCTTCAGCGTGTAGGGGTAGGTGGAGGTGACCTCGAGCGTGGGGGATCCCTTGAAGCGGATGCACCCTTCGCCGTCCACATAGCCAGCGAGGTAGCCTCGTAGGTCGTCAGTGAGTTTCGGCCCAGGAGTTGCCAATAGATGTGTCTCCATCAAGTCGGACCTTGAGACCGTAGAACTCACCAGCGACTCGGATAGCTGAAGGGGCCACCTCGGCCACCATGTCCGCGTGCTCCTCCAGCACCTCGATCTGCCACTCATCGTGGAAGTGGCCAAGGACATGGAAGTCCACCTGCTGCCTCACGCCCTCGGCCTCGAGCATGTCGCGGTGGATCAGCGCGGCCTTCTTGGCAACAGTCACCGTGGCGTTCTGAATCCACAGGTTGAGGCAACTGTGGGCTGAGCGTGGGTAGAGCTTGCGGCCATCGAGGCCGAGCAAGAAGCCGTTCTCCTTGGCCCGCTCCTGCACCATCTCCACCAGCTTCTGGAAGGCGGGGTGCGTCTTGTAGAACCGATAGCGGATCTCGGCCCCCTCGCGCCTGGAGCCACCCACTGCCTCACCTAGCATCTGGTCGCCTGCTCCGTAGATCAGAGCGAACTGCACGATCTTCGCCTGCGGCCTGGTGATCTTCAGGCGATCAGCGTTCTCTTGGTGCGGGTCACCTTCCTCGCACAGGCGAGCAAACTTCCCGTCGTCCCAGTAGGCCATCGCGTGCGCCAACAGCCGCAGCTCGGCACCAGAGAGATCCGTGCCCACCAGCTTGTAACCCTCGGGCACAGTGAAGAGACCACGCATCTCCTTGCCGTACTCGCTGTGCGCGTTGGGGCACTGCGACAAGTTGGGTGAGTAGTGGGCCATCCGGTGAGACACCGTGGCACCGCAGGTGATGAACCTTCCGTGGATCTTGTCGTCGTCTTCGACCAGCCCAAGCCAGGAGTGCTTGCCCTCGGCCAGCTGGCCCAGGCGCTTCTGGATCAGCAGGTATCGCTTGAGGGTCGCGGCCTCGTCAAAGCGCGGCTCGAGCTCCTCGAGGACAGTCTCGCTAATCTTGGGCTGCCCCTGGCTGGTGAACTCCTTCGGCTTCCACCCGCGCTCCGTGAATCGCTCTGCGATCTGCTGGCGGGAGCCGGGGTTGAAGGGGACCAGCTTGGTCTTGGTCTTGAGCACCACCTCTCTTGGGGGGAACAGCTCCTGCAAGGCAGCGTCCAGTTGGTCCTTCTCGCACAGTAGCTTGACGTACAGTCGGTCAGCCGTCTTGCGGTCGAAGGTCCACCCGTGGTGCGTGGCCAGTGACATCATCCCGTGGATGTCATGCTCCATCTCCACCGCGACCTCGGGCAGCTCCTCCTCCTCGAGCTTCTGGTAGAGCCTGTGCGTCACCTCAACATCTCGGGCGCAGTAGCTCTCCATCTCCGGGGACCACTTGACCCATGCGTTCTCATCCCCCTCCCCGTAGGAATACTTCGGGAACCCAAGGCGGACACCCCAGGCCTTCAGAGAGTGGGAGCCAAGAAGCTCGCGGGGGAAGTCCTTGCGCTTCCAGTCGAGGTCCTTGATGTGGGGGAACGCCAGCCGCGCCAGGACCAGGGTGTCGAGCACACGGCCACTCGGGCTGAACAACGGATAGAGCCTCTCCAGCGCGGGCAAGTCGTAGTCCATCACGTTGTGACCCACCAGCAAGTCAGCCCGCTCTAGGTGTGTGAGGCCCTGGCGGAAGTTGCCCTGCTCATGGTTGTAGCTGAACTGGTTGCCCTCCCCATCCATGATGGAGATTTGGTGGCATACGGTGGGCTCGAGGCCATCGGTCTCGATGTCGAAGAACAGGATGCGGGCTTTGTCCATTAGAAGGGAACCTCGTCGTCTGTGGTGCTGTGTGTGAAGGCAGGCTCAACCTCGGTGTGCCTGCCAGTGCGGGAGTCCCAGTGCAAATGGGTGGCGACACCCAGCTCCCCGCTGAACCTGTTCTTGAGGACGCGGACTGTCGTGGTGTCCGAGTCCTCGCCCATGGTGTCGCGGCTCAAGGCGAGGCAGGCATCGCTCAGCTGGCTGATGGCTTGGCTACCGCGGAGGTGGGAGAGCTCGATCTCGCCGCCACGCTCGGCGCTTTTGCCGTCAACTCGGCGCAAGTGGGAAACAAGGATCATCCCCACGCCCGTGGCCTCACAGACCTGGGAGCGCAGAGCTGTCATCACGTTGTCGATCAGGCGACGCTCGTCCCCGTCCCCCCATCCTGAGACCAAGATCGAGAGGTGGTCCACGAACAAGACATCCACCTTCTCTGCCACCCGCAGGTAGCGGCAGCGGGCGAGAAGGTTCTCGCTGCTCATCGAACCGAAGTGGTTGTAGACGAACAGCCTGTCCTTGAGCTCACGGTTGAACACCTCGCGGATCTCATCTTCGGAGACACCCGTGCGATCTAGGTGCAGGGGCTTCTCCATCAGCAGCCCGAGCAGCGAGAGGCCCGTGCGGGCCAGGCCCTCCTCGAGGGCGATATATCCAACGCGCAGCCCCTGGCGCAGCAGGTGCACCGCGAGGCTGCGGCAGAACTGGCTCTTGCCTACACCTGTGCCCGCGCAGACGGTGACCAGCTCACCAGCGCGGATGCCGTGCAGCTTGTCGTTCAGACCGTGCCACGGGTAGGGTGCCAGGCTCTCCGCGCCCTTGTCCTCTAGGATCGCCTCGAGGAGCTCGTCTCCCGTGACGATGCCATCAGGTCTGTAGGGCCTTGCCTCCCACCAGGCCTGCACCAGTTCCTCCTGCATACCCTTGGCCCAGGCATCGCAGACATCGTTGGCCCCCTCGGGCACCAGGACGATGCGGCACTTGCCAGGGGAGAACAGCTGAGCGATCTCCTCGGCAGCCTTGGCCCCGGCCTCGTCGCGGTCCATGCAGACCAGCACCTCGGTGAAGCTCTCGAAGAAGTCGATGTCTCGAGCCACGGCCTTGCGTCCACCCGAGGCCCCCGAAGGGAGGCTCACAGCAGGGTACTTCGGGAAGATGTCGAGCCACTTCAGGCAGTCCGTCTCACCCTCGAAGATGGTGATGCGCTTGCCGCCAGGCTTGTAGCGGTGCAACTGCCAGCAACTCAGGTGCGACCCGTTGCCCACCACGCTGAACCGCTTGCCCGGAGCCTTGACCTTCTGGGCAACAAGGTTGCCCTTGTCGTCACGGTAGTCCGCCACTTGCACCTGCTCACCGTGCTGCGTTGCGACCCCATAGCCAGCCATGCGGCAAGTCGCAGCCTTCACGCCTCGAGAGCGAAGGTCCATGGGCTGGTGCTCGATGAACCCAGCGGGCACCTTGGGGGCCTTAGGCTCAAGGGGCACTACGTCCCCTTGGCCGTCACCAGGGAAGTACTGCTCGCATGAGAAGCAGAAGCCGTGGCCGTCGTCGTAGCGGGCCAGGGCATCGGAGCTGCCGCAGGCAGAGCAGGGTTCGTGGGCAACGAAGCCCGCTTGGGCGTCGATCAGATCAGACACTTGATCGCTACCTCGATGTGCCCCTCGGCTCCTGGCTCGGCCCACTGTTTGTCGCTGTGACTGGCGACCACCTGGCAGTCGTCGAGCCACGCCTTTGCGTCGGTCAGGCTGTCCCACAAACTCTTCTCGTAGTTGTCGATGTCACCACGGGGGTGCTGAAGTTTGGTCGTCTTCGGGCGCGTCACTCGGAACGAGGACCACACCACCACAGGGTTGTCGAGCGGTTGCGTCAGCCCGGCCTCCGTCAGCAGAGGGGGGAGCAGCTCGGACATCACCTTCTTCCACGCCTTGTACTTGGGCGGGTAGTAGGTCCACCCCTTGCTCGTCACTCGAGGGCGCGGGCAAGGGATGGGGGAGAGGGGGACAACCAGTCGGAACACTAGAAGTCGTAGTCGGCAGCGGTGGCGACCTCTTCGGCCTTGAACCCTTCGGTGGGGGAGAAGCCGAAGTCAGCAGCCTCCTGGCTGCCACCACCCACACCAGGCTCGCGGAGCTCGATGATCTGCACCGCGCTAAGGAGCAGCGTCATGTTCGCCACGCCGCTCGCGGTGTAGCCGTAGAAGGAACCCGCCAGCTTGCAGCGAGTGCCGAAGCCCACCGGGGGCACATCGCTCATCAGCGCACCCTGTGCGTCAAAGATGCGCGGGCCCGCGGGCTCAAGGATCCCATCGCGGGTACGACGGAACGCCTTGGTGCCCGTCTTGAAGACAGCCTGGTCTTCCTCCAATGAGTCCAGCAGCTTGGCGACCGACTCGCCAATGTCGTCCCACCGCTCCGTGTCGTGCGTCAACCACTGCACATTCTTCTTCACGCGGCGCGGCTTCTTGCCACTGGCTGTGGTGACGATCTTGACCCACTCATCCATGGTGGACTCCACCTTGGCCAAGAAGCTCTTCGCCCCTTCACCGCTCAGCAGGATCGAAGCCTTGTACTTCTGCTTCTCAGGCTCCGGCTGGAACTTGCTGTCGGGCTCGTTGAGGTACAGCGGGGAAACGAGGCGACCCTCGGGTGTAGTGAACTGCCCAAGGGCTCTGCGAAGATCAGACATTCAGGTGCTCCTAGTTGAAGAAGTAGAGAGATTGCCGCACGGCGGCGGGGTCGAGCGTCCCGTAGGTGGGCAGCTCAGGGAGTGACACTTCGGGCGGAAGGTAGGCCTCCACCTCACGCTTGAACTCAGCCAGCAGATCGCGGCTGAACATGGAGGCTGCTGCCTCGAGGATGCTGCTGTGCAAGAGGCCTGCATCGGCGGCCCTGGTGGCGAAGCTGTCGTGCACGACGGCGAAGTCCGTCACGCCTTGACGCTTGGCCTCGAGGATCGTGGTGAACATCAGAGCCGCGTCCATCGAGTGGACCCAGTTGGGCGCGAGGCCGTTCAGCATCTTGCGCCGGTCGATCCTGTCGGTCTCCTCACGCAGCTTGTGCTGACGGATGGTGTCACCGATGCGCGTCTTGATGCTCCGCATCTTGAAGCGCCGGTAGTCCTGCCGAACCGGGTAGCCCACAGGTGTAGTCCATCGCACAGGCACCTCGTTGTGTACGCAGATGTCCGCCACTGCGCTGAACCAGTCCATGGCCTGTTGCGCTCCGCTGATCACCAGGTCGAGCGCGTTCCAGATCTGGCGGGCCAGGTACAAGCAGGCCTTCTGGTCGTTGTCCACGGGCAGGAACTTCTCATCGCCCCCCGCCTTGTCGATTCCCCACTCGCGCACATACTGCATGGCGCTGTAGAGCTGGGCGTTGTAGACCCGCGTCATCACGATGCGCTTGGTCGCTGTGCGGTCGATGCCGAACTCCAGCCACATCCGGCCCAGCTCGGTGCCGTCTGCCTCCATGAGCTCGATCACCTTGTCGGCCACCTGCTGATACAAGTCCTGCGGCTTGTCGGCGGGGGTGCAATTGGTGGCCGCGGCACCGATGGGATCACGCAGCGCAAGGGAGAGCACCTGCACTCCCGACTGCGTGGCGTCCAGTGCCACGGCCAGCGAGGACTCGAAGCCCTCCGGGTTCGCAACCCAATCGGCGTACTCCTTGCAGAAGGCGAGGAACTGCCACGGCTCATCGGCCTCAGCCCAGAAGGAGCTGTGAAGGTAGGGATCCTTGGCCACCTCGAGGATGAGCGGGTGGCTTCCGTTCACCCACTCCACTCTGTCCTCGAACGAGGCCTTGGTCATGCCATAGCAATTAGCACCATGGATCTTGAGCCAACGGACCCCCTCTGCATCCAGCTTCGCGCCCTTCCCAAAGCGCAGCAGTGCCTTGACGTAGTCCGGCCCCTGCGGATGCAGATGGAATGATGTCTGGTAGGCGCGGCTGCGCCAGTCGAGCTGCGCCACGAACCACATAGAGCGGCCCGAGTATTCCTGCGCCATGTGCAAGACCTTCTCCATCGTGAGCCTAGAGGCCACGGTGTGAGCGTTGTGGTCGTACACCGCTGCGGCAGCTCTTCGCCACTTGCGTCGTGCGACTTCGTTGGTCTCGATGTCCAACGGCTTCGGCGGGATCTCGAGGTTATCACGCGCCGGCAGCCCAGCCACCTCGCTCCCCGTGCCCCAGTAGGACTGGAGCACCTCGAGCAGCCAGGTGTTCACGGTGAACTCCGAGTTCTGGATGGTGTTCACCGCTTCGTACAGCTCGGGCATCTCCGCGAGCTCGAGCTCCTCGAGGTAGCGACGGTCCCAACACTTCACCAAGGGGCGACGGTAGAGGTCCTTGGTGTGGAAGCCACCTTGGGTGGGGGATGTCCATGGCTTCGGCGGAGCCAGGCAGGGGAGGTACACCGGGGTCAGCAGTTGCTGCCGCTCATGCGCCTGCTCCATCCACCTCATCGTCTGCTCCGTGGCGCACACCTCCGCCCGAGTCTTGCCGAACATGGTCATGCGGTTCTGCACTTCGATCAGCCCGGTGCTCTGCGCCAGGAGCTCGATGGCAACGGTGCCCACTTGCAGCTTGTCGGTCTGGGTCCACTTCACGAACGGGTGCTTCATGCGGTTCATCAAGGCGACGATGCTGCGCCGCTTCACCGAGTAGCCCATGTACTCATTGACCCGCTTCTTCACAGCGGTCCACAACTTCGGGTCCGACTCGGCCAGGGCCATGTAGCGGCACTCGTCCTCGAGCAGCGTGGCCACCTGGATGGCACAGCGCGTAGCGGTCTTGCGCCTGCTCACACCATCGAGCACGCACCGGGCGACCAGTGCAGCGATCAGGTGTGCTGGCAGGAGCTCGAAGTAGATGACTGCACGGTGCGCCTTGCCTGGCCTCGAGTTGGCCAGGTGAATCCACGACTCAATAGCCTCAGCCAAGTGCGTCACTGCATTGGCGAGAAGCCACTGGCCAGCTGGCGTCGTGGTCTCAAGGCCGTGCTGCTCAGCCTGGTCCTTGCGTGCCTGGTAGCGGGCCTTGCCCAACCGTGCCATCTCGCGCTCAAGGGCTGCTTGCTCGCTCAAGAGCAGACCCCCAGCAGCAGCAGGCCCACCGCAAGGGAGAGCAGCAGGGCCTTGTGAAGCACACCTGCGGGAGCGGCGGGAACCACTCCGCGAACCTGCACCGCCCCACGACTGCGGGTAAACGGCTCGGCTGCTCCAGCAGGTGCCCGACCTCCACTGTGGAAGTCGGTGTAGAAGGCTCCACGCGAAGTCAGCCCGGCATCAACGTGGAGCCTGGAGGACACAGCGTCCTCCGGTTCTTTGGTAGGGGAGCTCACACCCAGTCCTTGGGGTCATACCCACCAGGGTGCACCTCGTCGTCCTGAAGGCACTGGGGACACCCAGGCTCGATCACTGCGATCTCGCCAAAGCTGTCCAGCAGCTCGCGGTCGAAGCTGTACCACTCGATGGCACAGCGGCCACAGTGCCACTCAGTGCGCCAGCGGTTGGCCGCATCCTCGCGGTCCACATCCGCATACTTCTCGTAGCGCAGGTCGTCACGCATGACGGACCCCCGTTGTGAGGTGGTGGGTGCAAAGGTTGGTGCCCACCAGCACCCGCAGCTCTCCTTTGCTAGATGTCATGCCATCCTCTCCCTTTTCAGAGCGGCATTGACTAGGGGTGCCAGCACCAAGAACACAGGTGCCACGATGATCACGGCTTCGCACCAAGACCAGACCATCGCCAGGCAATAGAGTGCCAGCTCGCAAATGGCCTCCATTACTGCACCTTTTGGGCGGCTGCCCGCTGCATCCAGAAGCGGACCAAGGCCTGCTCCAGAATCCTTGCCAGCTCGGGTCGCTCCTCAGCGATAGCCCGCAGCCGGTGCTCCTCAGAGGGCTTGTCGCCCCAGTCTTGAGGATTGAGTTCGAACTCCCAGGCCCAGTTGAACCGGGCGCACTGCTTGTGGAATTCGGTGGGCCTCATGCCGTCACCTCTTCCTCATGGGCCTCGACGTAGTCGGCCTCCTCGAGCTCACGCGCCGCAGCACAAGACCTGTGCTTGCAGCGGTACTGCATCAGGTCGCGGCGGAAGTCGTGGCCCCCGTCGTGGATGTTCTCGACACAACGGAGCGTGGCCTCCCATTCACAAGGCTCACCGGGCAGCTGGATGCTGGTCGCGAGCAGCTTCAGGAAGTGCTCGAGGCAGTCGAGGCACAACGCCACCTCACCCGCAACGGTGCGCGGGGTCTCTCCGGCGGGGATGAGGTACTCAGCCGCCTGGTGGCAGGTGATGCAGGCCTTGATTGAACGTGAGTAGGATTGCGATTTCCTACGGACATCAAAGTCCGCTGACCCCCGTTGGGACCAGTTAATTGGTTGCGATGTTTGAGAACCGTAAAGGGCTCGGGAGCCAGCGTCGCCGCCATCAAGGTCCGATAATGTACGTCGGGTTGCTTCCCAACGCGGGCCTCCGGCCCTCTTCCCTTGATTGCGTGCGACACCCCCCGATGACGGAGTGATGTGCTGCATGCATCTACTAACGGTAGATCTTGCCAGATTCCAAACTCCTAGTTTGGAAATTCCTGGCCGTGGTGCCACAGGTGGGAGAAAGGTGGCGGGGTGGCTCATGTCCCGCCAGCTGCCGATAACGACCAAATCGAGGTGAGCCACGCCTCCTAACGGCAGCCTGTTCAGTCTAGCGCCCAACCTCCAAGAGGCGCACAGCGTCCTCGAGGTTGCGCGGGGCAAGGTGTGCGTAGATCAGGGTGGTCTCGAGCTTGGCGTGGCCGAGGAGCTCCTTCACGGTGAGGATGGGCACCCCGGCCTGCACCAGGCGCGAGGCGCACCCATGGCGCAAGCAGTGGGGGGTGAACTGCTTGTCGTCCGCCAGGCCCATGGCCTTCTTGGCCTTGTTCCAGGCGTACTCAAGGTGAGCCTGGTTGATCTCGGTGAAGGGCCCATCGCCACCCTGCTCCCTGCGGGCCTCGAGGATCCGCTGGACACGCTGGGTGCAAGGGATCGACCTCGAGGTGCCACCCTTGGTCTCCCACAGGCGGATCCAGCTGCCATCAACATCCTCCCACTGGAGGCCCAGCAGCTCGCTCCTGCGGCAGCCCGTGTCCGCGAGGCAAGCCACCAGGTCACTGAGGTCCTCGCGGCCCTGCTCGCGCAGGAGGCGGATCATCTCGGCCTCCTCCTCCTGAGTCTGCCACCGCAGCCGCCCCTGCTTCTCCTTGAACTTCTGGATGTGGGGGACCTTGGCGATCCATTCGCGCTGGTGAGCCCAGGTGAGCATGCGGCTGAGCACCGAGAGCCTGCGGTTCACCGTCTTCTCCGAGGTGCCCGAGGCCACCCACTGGTCAGCCTGGTCCTCGATCATCGAGGCCGTGATCCTGTGGACCTGGCGGTCAGCACCGAAGCCCTCGAGCACCTTGTTCAGGTTGGAGCGGTGCGGGGCAGGGGTGCGGGTGCCAGCCCAGAACTTGGGCCAGGCCTTCTCAGCCAGCTGGCCGAGGGTGAGCGGGGTGCGCTTCATCAGTGTCTCCTTGGTCGTAGAGAGCCCAGCGGTGCGCCGGGGACACTTGACTTATCGGGTGTCGCCTCGGATTAGGCAACAGGAAAATAGAAAGGGCCGGGGCGGCGGGTCATCGGGGGCAGGTGTGCGCCTCAAGAAACGTAGGGGGCCTCGGGTACTCAAGTACCCCAGCTCGGGGTTCTCCCCTCGGAGCGCGACGAGGATGGTGCCGCTGTTGATGACCACCTGGCGACCAGCGGTGGGCATCGGTGGGCAGAAGGAACTGAGGTGGGCAGAAGGGACTGAGGTGGGCAGAAGGAACTGAGGTGGGCAGAAGGAACTGAGGGGGCAGAAGGAACTGAGGGGGCACCGGTGTCCCACATTTGGGAGGGCAAAACGCACAGGGTATCTATCAGCGAAGCCGCCTCGCGCCCCCGCCGGCCGGGTCCGCCGCGCTTGAGGCCCCCCCTTACCCCCCCTGGGGCCCCCCTGGTGCACCCTGTTAGACTGTCCATCAAACCGATACCCCCTCCAAATCAGCCTTCTCGGGGTCATGAGGGCCGATTCTCGGGGCGCTCGAGGCGCTCGAGGCCACCCTACCCCCCTCGAGCGCACGTTTGCGGGGGCGTGCGCGGGTGCGCGGATGGCCTAGGGGGCCCGGGGGGGTGGGCGCGACTATGACGAACGTACAGTCGCTCAGATTTTTGCACCGACTTGCCGCACCGTTGGGAGCACCGTTGGGAGCACCGTTGCCCCCCAGTGCACCCCAGTGCACCCCAGTGCCCCCGTTGCCCCCTCAGCCCCCCTTGGGCACAGGGATGTCCCAGAGGGCCTTGATGACCCCTGTGGGGATGCAGCACACAGAGCCCAATTGCGGCTCCTCGTCCACCGTCTCCACCGTTGAGGCCAGGGTCACATAGGCCTCGGTCTGGTGCACCACGATGCCCACGGTGCACATCGGTGCTGGTGTGAGATCCATGGCTTCATCTGGTGAGAGCCATGGCCGCTCGATGCCCACGATGTCTTCCCAGTGGACCATGACCCACCGAGGCTTCCTGTTGGTGCTCACGGGATCGGGTTGCTGCCCCCTGACGCATCCCCAGGGCGGCTCTGGCGGGCCGTGGTGGGGTTGTATCGGGTACGGAACCCAGACTGAGCACCTCGTTCCCCTAGAGCTAGCGCCTGGGCCAGGCTCATGGAGTCAGCTCCCTCGAGCACGCACATGAGGTTGCCCCCGATGTTCTTGAGCTGGTAGCCCTCGGGACAGGGATTCACCATGAGCTCCTGACGGGGCATCGGATCAAGCCCGGCCAATGCCAAGAGGGCCTCAACGTCGAAGTGCATGGGGCTCCTTAGTGCACAATTGTGCACATAGAGGGGTTGAGTGGGCCGAGGGGAGGAGAACTACTACCACCTCCCCCTCTCGCCCCCTATAGGCACAATTGTGTCTTAGGGTAGACCTATGAGGATTCTTCTTCTCTCTTTAGGTCTTCTTCTAATCTCTTCTATCCCTATAGGCACAATAGGGGGGGCTTTCTTCATGAGGGAAGAGCTTTCGATGGAGGTCGTTCTTGGAGGTCGTCACCAGTGCCCACCGATGCCCCTCGGAACCCAAAAGCACAATTGTGCACAATTGGGGGATCTGGAGCGTCGTCAGCGGTAGGCCGGGGCCACCAGTGACCAAGGTGCACAATTGGGGGCCTTGGTGCGTCGTCAGCGGTGGCCTGGGGGCTGCCATTGCCCAGAAGGCCCCTAGGAGCCTCTGTGAGAGCGTTTCACCCTCGCTGAGAGTCAGAGGTCATCTTTAGTAGCTGCCTCGCTCCTGCGGCTCCTCAGAGGCCTTCCTGGCAATGTCGCTCATTCGTAGTGCCTGGTCGTGGTCTACCTCGATGGTGGCCCACTTGTAGGCACAGTTGAGGCACAGGCGCCACCTACGGACTGTCTTGAAGTGGGTGTCCCAGGTGGCACTGATGACATGGGTCAGCTCCGAGACGCAGTGGGGGCAAGGGACGCTCAGCCGAGCCATGAGGTCTTCCTGGGCTGGCCTCCGATGACCACCGAGCCGGGGCCTGTCTCCATGTACCGGGCCAGCATCTCGGCCCTACGGTCCTCACGGACTTGGTGCATCTCGAGGTCTCGGTCCCGCGCCATGGCGTCCGCCAGGAAGGCCAGGGCCATCGAGAGCGCGTCGAGTCGGTCGTCATGCCGCAGGGCACCACGCTCCCTGGTGATCCGAGAGAACTGGTGCATCAGCTGGTAGGCCCGCTGCTGATCGGGCGGGAGGTCCTGGGTGCTCTCGTAGTCCCTCTGGATCACCGAGCGGTTGAAGATCAGGCGCCGCCCAGAGCTCAAGGGCTCAATGGTGTCGCAGATCCGACGCTCCTTCTGGATGTGGTGCCGCACCAGGTCCACCGTGCAGGGGTAGCCCATGCGCTTCAGCACCGGGGCCAGCAGGGAAGCGAACATCCCTTGGCCCAGGTTCTCCTCCACGATGATCCGGGCCACCTTGTACCTGCGGGCCACCCTGGCGATCTCCTCGAGCACCGGCTCCTCGAAGCCACCCTTGATCCCTTTGCACTCGAGGACGAAGGCCTGGCCCGCATAGGAGCCACAGACAGCCAAGGAAGTCTCGTCAGCACCGCGGCCCGAGGGGTCCACCGCGAGCACCTTGGTGTCGTAGGAAACGAGGTCCCCATCGGTGGCCATGGAGCGGTAGTACCTGTCCCCGTTGAAGCCCACGCAGGGCAGATCGTTGATCACCTTCTCGGGGTCGTTGCACCAGATGTACTTCTCGTAGCACTTGTCCTCATCGAGGTCCGCGACCTGGAGGTCGTTGATCTTCAGCGGGTAGCGGTCGAGGTCGCTCAGCGACTGGTCCAGCATGAACTGGAGGTTGAACATCGAGCGCCCATAGGCGAGCTCACGCTCCATCAGATCCTCGACGGAGAACCGCTTGGGGTCCGTGGGGGTGCCCGCTGACTCCTCCAGCTCCGCGATCATCGGGGCCAGGAGCTCCCCATAGCCCACCTTCTGCTTGTGAGTGGGCACCCGTGCGGGCCAGATGCGCGTCTTGAACCCACGGGCCGGGAGCTCCTTGAGGATGTCCTGCTCCGTCTGGGGCGTGCCGAGGTAGATGATGCGACCCCCCGGCTTCAGGATGGCCTCGTACTCACTGGTGGCTGCGACCAGCTTGTCTCGCATCATCTGCGTCTGAGAGTTCGCCCAGGACGCTACGTCGTCACAGATGATCTCGGTGGCCCTCGCGCCCGTGATGGAGGAGTAGACGCCCTTGGAGGTCACAGAGGGCGCGTGAGAGGGCGGGGCTGGCCCCACATCGAAGGCCACCTTTGAGTTCCGCTGGTTGTCCCTGGGGCGCAGGTGCTGCGTCAGGGAGCCCATCTCCTCGATGAGCCGCAGCGTGAACGTGCTGAAGTCATCTGAGCGGTTCTTCGAGGCCGAGATGACCAAGAAGTTCAGGCTCGGGTCCAGCAGCAGACGCCACACCACATAGGCCGAGGTGATGTAGCTCTTGCCTACACCACGGAAGGCCTGGATCACGGAACGCTTCGGGCCGCTCGCCAGGTAGTCCGCGATGTCGTACTGGACTGGCGTGGGCTCAGGGAGACCTAGAGCACTCCACGCCAGCCAGAGGAAGTTCTTGAACCCCGACGCTCCTTGGAGCCTAGGGTCCACCTGCGTCACCTAGAGCTCCTCGTACTTGATCTTGAGGGCAGCGCGCTTCGGACGCCGGGTAGCAGTTCCCGTGCGCTTCGGTGCAGCACTTGAGCGCGATCTCGAGCGCGTAGAGCGCCGCTTGGGCCGCTGGGAGCCCGAAGCCGGCTGGGCAACAGAGGGGGTGATGGGAGGGGGCGTTCCACGGGGCATGTCTAACCTACTTGGCCAAGGGCCTGATCAGGAGAATCGAAGGGGAGGGCGCTAGCGATGTTGGCGATGGGGGAGTCCGCGAACGCCACACTGTCGATCCCGTTGTCCTTCAGGAACTGACGGGCCACGGAGAGGTCAGCAGCTGTTGCCTCCCCGCTCTGGATCTTTACCAAGAGGTCTTCTGCCAGCGAACTGTGCAGTGCCTCGAGAAGCTCACTCATGTTCATGGGTCACTCCATCAGGCCCACAAGGACCGAGGCACCCGTGGCGCCCTTCATCACCGCTCGCATCTGCGGCAGGACGGCCACTCCGGTCTGCAAGACTTCATCGGTGCCCGCGGCACTCAGGGCACCAGAGGTGGCGATCTCCACCCAGCTCATGTCCGGGTGCAGGCGACCTTGCAGCTCGATCTCCGTGCAGGTGCCAGCCGTGATCTTGAACTGCACAGCACCAGCCTCGTCGTCCACCAGCTGGCAGTTGTGCTGATCTCCAGCGGTTTCCCCAACCTCGGTGACCGTGGTGGTCTCGAGGAGCATAATCACTTTGCTCATCTGGCTACTCCATGATGTAGATGGTGTACGTCGCGCTCGAGGCTCCCACCAGGCGCGTGCGGATCTGAGGAAGAACGGGAAGCCCCGTCATGATGAGGTCGGTGGAGGTGCTCAAGCTTGCAGGCCCACCGTTCTCCGCGGTGTCCGTAATGGTCACCCAGCCGAACTCATTAGAGAGGCGACCTTGCCACTCGACTTTACTGGCCGTGCCAGCAGTGAGTTCCACCTGCATCGCGCCGGATTCATCATCGACTGCCTGACAGAGAATTCGGAGCCCCGTGCGGTCCCCTGTGAAGGCTGTGCCGTTGTTAGTTAGTGTGACCTTTGCCATTTCATTTCTTGTTGAAGAACTCGAGACCGAGGGTGATGAGAAGACTGATAGCGGCTGCACCACCTAATGCCCAAGCGCGCCCCTGTTCGAGGAGCTTGACCCGGTCATCGAGGCTCTTGATCTCTTCGTGATGCACGCGCATCGTTGCCAGGATCGAGTCCACCTTGCCCTCAAGGCGACCGATGGCCAGCAAGAGATCGTCTTGTGCGCTCATCAGTCAGTCGTGGCAGCTCGGATGATGAAGTTGAAGACGATGCCGTGGTCCTTGGTGCCATCTGACTCCACGATCTTTTGGCCCGTTGCGGCCAGTGTGGCACCGTCTAGCCCATCGACACCCGTGGTCACGCGGCTGGCAGCCGAGGCCCCCATGTCGTCCTTGCCAACCAACACACGACCACGCAGGTCAGGCACGTTGAACGTGGTGCTCCCATCACCAGCACCGAAGCTGATGCCCACAGCGGTGAACAAGGTGGCGTAGTCCGTGCGGCTGATAGCCGTGCCATCACACCACACCCAGCCATCGGGAAGCGTAGCGCCCGCGTAGGCAATAATGGCCCCAATGGGCATCAGCATGCCGGGGAATTCCACCCCCGCTACTCGCATCTTTGTGACCATGATTAGAGTCCTTCGTAGCCGTAGACGAGAACGCGACAACCCGTGTCAAACTTGACACTACTTAGCGTGCGGAAGCGGAGCCCTTCGATGGTCGATGCGGCATAACCCGAAGAAGTACTTAGGCCGCCAAGCTGTTCGTATTCCGTAAACCCATCACCGATCCTGCGACGGCCCCTCCAGTGTAGGTACTTGTAGCCCGCCCCTCCTGAAGTACTGGCGTTCCCCATGAGCTTAATGCGCCCACTTACCGAAGTGGTTGTGTCGTAGCCATGGGCCAGGTAGATGGTATCGGACGCCGACGTTGGTGTCGTCGAGGTGCGGTACACAGCGGTGCTCGGATAAGTGCCGTCTGGCATCTTTAGCCGGACACCCCAGCCCGTTGTGGAGAGCGTGCGGAACGCGAGAAGCACGACCTCGTACCAGAGATACTTGGAGCCATCAAACCAGCCCGAGACATCAAAGCTGGTCACATCAGAACCCAATGTGTAGTCCGTGATCAACGTGCCCCTCATGGCCGACTGCGTGCTCACATCCACATAGGCCTTCGTGGCTGCGTGCTGGGCAGAGGTCGGGTCGGGCAGGTTGGTGATGAACTGGCTGTTCATGTTCACAGCAGCCGTTGCCGCAGCCAGCGAGCTCACGGGCGTAGCCGTCACAGCAGCGTTGAAGTTGCTGATGTCTGCTGTGACCAAGGTGCCTGTTGTGAGGTCGGCGCTTCCCGCATCCACACGCAGCACCTGGGCCGTAGAGCTCGCGTTGGCGGCACTGAGGAAGTCGGTGTTCTTCAGCCTTGCGTAGTCCACCGAGCTGTCCGCGATCTTCGCCTCAGTCACAGCATCGGTGCCCAGCTTGGCAGCCGTCACAGAGGCGTCCTCGAGCTTGGCCGTGGTGACCGAGGCATCCGCCAGCTTGCCCGTGGTGACATTGGCGTCCACCAGCTTAGCGGTGGTGACAGATGCATCCCCAAGCTTGGCTGTCGTGACGGCTGCATCTTGCAGCATGGCCGTGGTGACCGAGTCGTCATCAAGCACAGCTGAGTCAAGGAACCGCGCCTTGCCAAAGTTCAGCACGTTGATGATCTGCCCATCGGCAGGCGTGTAGCTCACAAACACCAGCTCCGAGTTGGTGGCCCCACCAATCACGGTGTAGTCGTCCGCAGGCAACTGGAGCACCCCGTCGAGCCCCACGACCAGCATGGCAGCTTCAGCGTAGGGCGCACCGGTCAGCGTGAAGCTGTTGGTTGCCCCGTCTGCGGTGAACTTGAAGGCCTGGGGCACGCCCGCAATACCCCAAGTGGCTACGTCATCGACGTACTTCTTGGTGGCCGCTTGCTGATTGCCAGCAGGGTCAAGCACCCCGTCGATGCGCTTGTCGGCACCAGAGCGCGAGGCATCGTAGGTGCCCGCTGTGCCATCCCAGGGCAGGAACCCATCGTCCACATAGGTCTTGTTGACGGCATCGGTGCCCGAGGTGGGTGTGGCAACTCGAGCTACCTGCTGGCTCTCGGCGTCCCAGGCACCCAGGGTTGCCGAGTAGGGGAGGTAGGTGGGCGTGGCGCTACCACCCGAGGAGGACTGCTCAAAGGCCTCCTGGGCAATGTAGAGCAGCTGGAGCGCAGAGGTGTCCAGTTGGTCCTCGGTCAGCACCGTAGCGTCCGCGAAGTCCACCAGGCGATCTGACTTCCCTCGGGGCGTGGAGCGCAACAGGAGCACTGAGGCCCCATCGGCAGGGGCAGAGCCGAAGACGACATCGGAGCCCACAATGGAGTAACCCGAGGTCTGCTTCACATCGTCAACGTAGACGAGGATCCCTTCTGGGGTGACCCCGACGACGACGGTGTCTGCCAGGTAGTCGAAGGCAATGGCGAAGTTCGTCTGACTCCCCGTGCCGGTGTAGCTGGAGTATGAGTAAGGCATGGTCACTGCATGGGGAAGAGAACGTCACGGACGACATCTACGCTGACGCCGCGTCGAAGGGCTTCGTTGGCGATGGTCTGATTGCGGGCCTGAGCTCTGACTTCGGGGAACTCGGTGAGCATCTGGCGCAGAGCAGCGGCCCGATACCGAGTGATGATCCGCTGCACCTCGCTGACTCTGGGCGAATCGGCATCCAACTCAGACACCCCATCCGTGGGCAGCTCTTGGTAGCGGCGCGACTGGATGAGCCTGCGGAGCTGTTGGCGCAAGGTGCGCCCCGAGCCTTCCCCAAGACGGACTGTGCCCGAGAGCTCCAGCCACCTGTCGTAGGCCGACTGGCCCGAGGAGTTCTGGTAGTCCGTCAGGTCCGTGCCGTATTTCTTGGGCTGCGGCAGCGTCAGAGGGAAAGCCAGAGCAGCCAGCTCGTTGGTGACCAAGTCATCCGAGGTCTGGTTGATCAGCAGCGGGAGGAGGACATTGGTTGCATCGGCAGCGTAGCGCGCCGCTCCATCGAAGGTCTTCTTGTCCACGGGCTCACCCAAGACAGTCCGCTGGGGATCGAGCATCGCCGCTCCAAGGAGGGGCACCCTGGAGAGCATCCGATCCACCATGGAACGCACGCCCGCCATGGAACGTACTGACACCCTGTTCTGGTCCGTCACATCGCGAAGAGAGGCCACCAACGAGGGTGTGGTGAGAGCAGCCAGCAAGCGACCGCCCGTCTGCTCCACCGCCCGCTCTGGCTCGTCAATCAGGCTGCTGACTTGGACAAGGCCTTGGAGGTAGGACTTCGACTCGATGTTGTGCAGCACCGAGATCAGAGCCGCCACAAGCACACCTTCGTCCTCATTCTGAGAGGCTTCGGAGAACTTCCCTGCATCCGCGATATCGGCGTAGATGCCCAGGATCGTCGCGAACGGGTCCATCTTCTGGTAGCTGACGTAGGTGTCCCCGAACTTGAAGCTGTAGGGCTGCCAGCCAGCTTGAGTCATGAGGTTCCGCTGGTTGCGGTCCCTCGGGCCAGCACCCGTGATCGTGCCCGCCAAGGCGGCTACGCTGAAGACGGACGCGAAGCCCATGGCTGCCGAGGCTCGCCCAAGGGCAGCGGAGCGCACAGCTGCGTCATCTGAGGTGATCTCTCGAGCGAAGCGGTTCCGCAGCGTGTCCAGCCCCTGGTCCTTGAACTTGACCTTGTAGAGGTACTCAGCAGCCCCCGTGATGTCCTTGTTCAGACCCGGTAGCGCCGTGCGCTCCCCGGCGTACATGAGGATGTTCAGAGGCGTGCGGATGAACGGGACGAACAGACGGAACAGCGGGTGCCTGTTGCCGAATTCGGTCATCGAGACCCCCAGGCTCGAGAGCGCACCGGCCTCGGAGTCGAGCTCCTTGGTGAACGTGCGGTATCGAGCCTTCTCCAGAGCCCTCTCCGCAAGAAGGCCGCGGTCAAGCACCTCGAGGTTCCCCATCTGTTGCTGCATCCAAGCACGCTGGTCAGCCTCCATCTCCTCGATGCCGAGGGCGTGCTGGTACTTGGGGTGGTCGGGCCGGAACTTCTTCCTGGCAGCGATCTGGAGGTTGCGTTCCGTCAAGGCTTGGCCACGGCGGGTGAGGGCGTCCAGCTCGACACGCACGAACTCATCCAAGTTGTCGATCTCACCAGCAGCCAGCTTCTTCCGCCCCTCGAACAGAAGGTCAGCGGTGACGCTCGAGCGGTAGTTCCACTGCTTGTAGAACTCGTCCGTTGCCATCAGTGCACGGCTCGGGAGGCGAAGGAAGCTGCCAAACCACTCGATGGCATGCCCAAGGCCCTTCTCAGGGTCCAGCTCTCGGCCCAACACGGAACCGGCGTTCTTCGCGTTCCACGCCTCCTTCATGTGCTGAGGGAGATCGAGGGCCGCAGCGGTGTCGTCGAGGATGTAGTCTCCCTTCTTCCAGGCCCGGCGACCCCAACGAAGCGCCTCGGAGAACTGGGTGTAGAGAGCCGAGAACTCATCGAGTGCCCTGGCTGCCTCGGCTGCATAGGCCTCCGTGGGCTTGCCCTTGAGGTGGGCGATCCCTTGGCCCACACGGGCCCCCAGAAGCGCCTCCATCGGCCCGTAGACCGTGGTGGCGAGGTTGCCCAAGGTGTTCGTGGAGAACGTCCGCACAGAGCTGAGGACGAAGTTCACGAAGTACTCGTTGAGCATGAAGCTGAACTGAGCCTTGCGGTCGAACTTCTCGATCATGCGGACAGCGGCCATGTTGTTCTTGCCGCCCAGGTTCCGCGCCTCGAATAGCTTGTCCCCTCTACTCAGAACTGCGTCCCGGCCCCCCATCTCCCTGATGCTGATCTCCATCATCTCAGGAGTCATCATCCGAGCGGCTCTGGCCTGGTGTCGGTGCAGAGCGCGTCCGTGCTCTCGCCTGATGGCATTCCAGCCCTTGAACAACTCCGCAGCGTCTCGCTCTGCGTGGCCAACCGCAATGAGTGCCTGATCCTGCGTGAGCTCCACCTTCTTCAGTGCAGCCTGGTCTCCCTTGGCTGCACGGTGCAGCAGTTCCATATCGTTGAGGTGTCGGTCGATGTAGCCAAGGAGGGCCGTCGCATTGAGGCTGTCCTCTCCAATCGAGGCAGCCAGGCGTTTGGACCACGCAGCCACCTCTTCTGGCTTTTGCCCCCAAAGGTGCGCCCATGCCCGCTCGCCGGCCTCGCGCTCCGATGCTTCAACAAAGCCTTCCTTCGCACCCCGGCCACGCGGACGATCAACGGTGGCACCCTTGCCCACTTGCTCCTTGGGCAGCGGGTTGCCCAGGTGGTCCACTGCGTTGTCTGCGGCGTCTTGGACGGCATACAGGATTGCCAGCTTGCGGTTGGCACCAGGGCTCAAGGTGGCCGTGTTGACCACCCCCGCGAGCTTCTCAAGGACATCCTCACCGTTTGCCAGGGCCTCCTCGATCCTCGAGACAGCTTCGAGGGCTTGGTCTCGATCCACGGCTCCATGGTCCAACGCCTCCTGAGCGAACTCGCGGACGCGGACTTGCAGCGGGGACAGTTGGCCAAAGGTCTCCTCGCTGACACCGATGATGCGTTCAGCTGAGCGCATCCGTGCAGCCTTGTTCCGCTTGCCCTTGAGAGCGTTCTGCTTGCCCTTGGGAGCCTTGTCCACTGACCCGTACTCGTCGATCAGCTTGGCCTGGTAGTTCTGCCAATCGAGGTCCATCTCGTCCGCCTTGGTCTTCGGAGGTGCACCCTCGGGCTCAGCACGGCGGGCTTCGGCCAACTGCTCCCGAAGGGCAGCGGCGCTCTGGGTGGCCTTGACTCCTCTGCGCTTGGCTTCGGCTTGGAGATCGCGGTACTCAGCAGCAGCGAGGTCAGGGAACTCTTCCTCAAGGGTCTTAGGCTCGGCCTCTACGACAACCTCGTCCTCGAGCATGAGGTCTCGTTCGGCCTGGCGGTCCACCTCGAACTCGGGTCCGTTGGGATCCGCGAGGCCCTTCTCGGCACCTTCTTCGATGTAGGCCTCGTTGGCCTCCAGCAGCTCCTGCTTGCGTGCAGTGGTGGTGTTCTCAGCCAGGATCTTGACACGGTTCTTGAAGCCCTTGAGGACTTGCATGACACCATCCACGGCTACACCGGCGATGCCTCCTTCGAGCACGTTCTTGAGGCGCGACTCGAGCGCCCCGTCCTCGTCATCCTGGGCGAGGAAGTTGAGGACCGTGTTCTCCTCGAGGCCGGGGATCTCCCGCAGCATGTTTGAGAGGCGGGCCTCGTCCTCAGCGAAGACCACAAAGTCCGCCAGGGCACCCGTGGCAAAGTTCTTGGCGTAGATGGATGCCTTGAGCTTGGATGCCTGGCCTGTGATTTGACCAGCCCTTCGGAGGATCTCCTCAGCCTTTACTGCCTTGCCCGCACGCTCGAGCTTCGATGCGATCCTCGCGGCCTTGCCCGCTGCACCGATGCGCCCCGCGACCCCCGCGATGGGGATGAAGCCCGACAAGAACTGCGTCGTGCCCTCGACGAAGCTTCCCACCGTGGTAGTGGAGTGCCCAAGCCCGAAGTTGTCGGGGATGTCGTAGTCGATCCCAGGGAGGATGGCGGGCAGCTCGGCAATGGACTCCACAGCACCCGCCAGACCACGGCCCACACCTTTGACAGAATCGAGCATCCAGCCATCTTGTGAGGCAGCGAAGGGGTCCTGAGTGGCGAAGGGGTCTTGGCGGCT